ATGTTACCAACTAGACCTGATTCTAATAATGCTCCCATTTTTTTTTGGTTTTTATTAATTTTAATTTATTTATTTTTATTTAATTTTTGTCATTAAATCTTTCATTCTCAAGAACTGTGGATTCTCATATGTTTTTGACTCGATTAAATTAACCGCTCCTGTAGAAGGTGATTTTGCGATTGTTCTTTCGATTGACTCATTCATAGTTTGAGATTTAGTACCTGCGGATAATTCGTTTTTAACAACTTGATATAAATTTTTAGATTCTTTAATAGTTTCAACACCATCAAATCTTCTTAAAATGTTAATTTTTTCTTGTTTTGAAGTTGAATGTTCTGTAAACAAACGTGTAGCGTAAGCTAAGTTTGAATTGAATATTGCAACCTCGTTTAATTTACTTCTAAAAACATTAAGTGCTTTTCTATACTCTTCATTCTTCTCTCTAAGAACTTGTAATTCTCTATTAGAAGTACTTTCTTTGATTGCAGTATTTGCACTTGAGTGAGCTCTTGGTTTTGGTAAACCACCTTTTCTAAAGTTAGACCCCGCACCTAAAGTACGAACCGCCTCTTTTGTCTCAACCTTTTTAATTGTTGTTTTAGGTTTTTCTGTAAATTGTTCTTTAGATTCCACTTTTTTAACCATTGTGTTTTTACCTAATTTACTACCAGAGTTTTCACCATCTTTATAATCAAATTTTGGTTTTCCGGTACCCATAGTTTTATCACCTTGTTTCATTTTAGTTTTAAAACCGGTACCTAAATTAGGTGATTTGTCATATTTGAATTTAGAAGGACTTCCCATACCAGTACCTTTAGGTTTGATAGACATTTTTTTAGATTCATAGATTGATTCATCCATTTCTTCTTCTTGGTCTTCATCGTCCATTTCAATTTCATAAACTATTTCTTCGTCTTCGTCAGATTCAAACATTTCTTCATCAAATTCATCTTCATCTTCGTCATCAGAACTAAACATTCTTTCTACGATAGATTCGATTGATTCGTCCATTTCTTCTTCATCTTCATCAGATTCATCAAATTCAAACATTTCTTCTTCTTCACCTTCACCAACAATCATATACTCTTTACCTGTTTCTTCATCTTTAAGGTGAGTGTTTCCTTTGTCGTCTTTAGTAACAACAATATTATCATCCGGTCCCATAAGTTGAAATACTCTAAGTACTTCATCATCGTCAGCGTCAGTTAAGTCGATAGTGTCTTCTTCGTCGTCCATATCTTCTTCGTCACCGAAGTCCATATCTTCTTCATCGTCCATATCATCAGTATCCATTTCGTCACCCTCTTCGTCTGATTCATCATCGCCCATATCAATATCGGCAATATCGTCAGAACCCATTGGTTCATCCATTTCAACGTCATCCGTTTCAATCTCATCGTCTTCTTGTTCAGATAAAGATTCTTTTACTAGGTCTTTGATTTCTTGTTTCATTGTAGAAGCAAGTATTCCTTTTGCATTTTCAGCTACCGCTTCTTCCAAATTTTTCATTTGGATGATAGCCTCTTCAACTAAAGATTTTTCTTTTGCCATTGGTTTTATATAGTTTTTAATATATAAATATCTCCCAATATGAAAAAAGTTTAAATTAAACTAAAATCACATCAGGTTTTTTATACAATTATAAATATCACCTAAAAAATAAAAGCATAAAAAAAGAGGACATATAGTCCTCTTTTTTTAATAATTGAAATTTTAATTACTCAATTACTTCGTCAATTTTACTTTCTACAATTGCCGTGATTCTCCACTCCATTGTATAATGTTCAAAAACTTTAGTAACTTTAGCCTCAATATCAGTAGGGTTGTAACCACTAACTAATTTTTCTTCTCTTAATTTTTTAATCTTTCCTGAGGCCTCATCAACTGAGTCTAAGGTAATTTTTGCGATAAAATACTTTTCTTCCATTTTGTTTTTATTTAATTAATATCCCAAATAATCGTTTAATTTTTTCATTAAGTCAAGCGATTTATTTCCGGAATCACCAACGTGTCTTTCAACACTCATTTTTTTCTCTTCCTCTAAGTTTTCATCATATAGATGTTTATCTTCTTTATTTAAGAATAAGTAAGCTCCCGGAGTAGATGGTGATGATACTAAGTCAAAACAGATTAATTCAAAATCGTCTTGTACTTCATTTTGTTCACCAATTTTTTTAAGGGACCCTACACCTCTTGAAGATATACCTAATGTAACACCTTGTCTTAGATAGTTTGCTGCTAAGTCACCCTTTGTTGATACAATACCTCTTTCGTGGTAACCAGGTGATGTAAGTAGTTTTATCTTACCCATTAGGACATTACCTTCCCACCATACTTCAGTAATCATATGGGCAACTCTGTCTAAATCAATTAAAGATGATTCCGGGTGATTTAACTCAGATAGAGCGGTACCCTTTTTAATCATTTTTTTATAATTCTCAGCTTCTCTTTTTAATATACGTTCAGGGTATAATCTACCATTTCTATTTGGTGTGTCATATTTTTGTAATACAGCGTAAAACTCAAATGGTTTAGAATGGTCTAACATCTCGCTAGATTCTCTAATTAAAGTTTCATTACGATTATCTCTTGGGTTAACATATCCCGCATCGTACTCAACTAAAATCCCCTTTCCTGACTCATTTGGTTGTAATATTTTTAAATTCATCTTAAATGTTTTAATAATAAATATTAAACATTATCGGTTTGTAACATTTCTTCGTCGATTTTACTCTTTTTGGTTAGATAAAAATTAAAATTTTCATTATCTAAAAAATTATCTGTAAAAATTTGTTGTGTTATTTGTTGTAAAGTTTCTTTTAATTCGTCGGATTTGAAATCTAATTCATCATCTATTAAGTAAAAATTTATTTCAAGATTCATAAATGATTTTTTATTTAAATTTAGTCCGCTAGACCTTAAATCTAAATCTACAATAAATTTTTCATTAAAAATTTTTTTATTTATTGACTCGTAAATTGAGTGTTTAATACTTCTACTTAAATTTAGAACTGTTCTTGTCCAATTGTCGCATTCATAAATTGGTTCAACCCAAGTTTGTATGTTTAAGTAAAGTGATTTGAGTGTGATTGAATCTACCGTTCCATATACAATTTTAGCTGTTTTGAATCCGTGTAGTAGAGAAGTTTTCCCCTTTTTCATTAATTTTCATATTTTCCTGTTTATTTTTTAAAATAATAGGTATTTTTATGAGTAATGTCAAAACTTTTTTGTAAGAGGAAGATATATGTAGTATATGATAATAATAAAATTAGATAATAACATCTCAATTGAGAAAGCGTTAAAACTTTATAAAAGTAAAGTTATTAAAACTCGTCAAAGTGGAGAACTTTTTAAAAGAAAAGAATTTGTTAAAAAATCTGTTATTAAAAGAACTGAACTTTCTAAGGCTAAGTATGTCCAAAAAAAGTTCAATTCTGATAATGATTAAAGATTCTCTTTAAGATTCTTAAGTTTGAAATACGTAAGTTTATCGTATTTTTCAGAAATAACTTTTGATATAGTTTCATCAATTCTTGTCTGCATTGAAGACTCAGTGCTGGCATTTTTCATTTCTGTTAGTTTTGTAACTACACCTTCTTTAAGTGTAGTATATTTTTCATTTAAAGTTGTGTCATCTTCAGATAATAAATCAATTAATTCTTTTTTGTCTGATTCATTTAAACCATCAATATAACTTTTAATCGTTTTATTAGCAACACTTACCATAGTTGATAATGGTAGGTCAATTCCCTCAGTTTTAGTTATAGGTAATTTTTTAAGTGATTCCATAATAACTTTTCGACTTTTAATTTTAGATTCAATAGTTAAAACATCATTAGAGAATAGTGTGTCGATATCTGTATAATTACTTTTCACATTTTTATTACCAACCCAATTAATTATTTTATTAATATCAGATTGTTTTAATTTGTTTGAAGTGTTTTCATAAATTTTAACACATTCATTTATATATCCAACACAATAAGATTCACTTAATGCCTTTGGAGAACTTAATTCATCATATAAATAAAATAATTTACTTATGTTTTTATTCTCAATAACAAGTTTCTTAAATGTTTTTAATTCGTTTTTGAAAGTATTGTTAGAGTATGATTCTAACAACACATTTTCTATCTTTGTTTTTAATAAACCAAAATTTTTCATATCTAATTTTTATTATAAATATCTAATCTTTTAGAAGTTTACTTAATTGTTCCTCAATATCACCTAAAGAATTTTTTCCTCTTGATAAATCAATGTAGGATTCATCTTCAGTTAAAGAACCTTGTTCTACTAATATTTTTAAATTATCTCGTTTAAATGACTCAGGTGTTACTTCAGCCTCACCTCCTGGTGTTGGACCGGGTGATGCTTCAGGTGCTCCTCCGGCTTCAGGTGCTCCTCCGGCTTCAGGTGCTCCTAAATCTTCCATCCCTCCAAAGTCACTACTTCCGCCAAATCCTCCTCCACCCGGTGGTGGTGGGGATGATGGTGCAGCACCGGCAGTTGCTCCGGATGTAGCATTACCATATAATTTATCGATATTATCAAAAATACCTGTATGTGTTATAATTGTTGCTGTGTTTGTTAATTCTGCACCAACAGCCATCTCAATTCGTTGTTGTTGTAAATCAAGTTTGATTTCCTCATCAGAGAATCCTAAAATATGTTTCTTAGCCCATGATACAGATACCGGAGCAATACCAGCAATTGCCGCAACAGCTTGTTGATATAATGCGATTTTTTCTTTCCAAAGGTCGTTTTTTAATAAATCCGCTTGAGATGATGGGTTGGTTAACGCTAATGTAAAATTAGATAATTCATCTTCAAACCCTAATAAAAATAAATGTATAATAGCGACTTTATTTAATTCGGCTATCATAGATTTTTGAATTTTATTAATTGTTCTTGCGAAACGGATATCCATCAACGATAAATTTTTACCATCACCAGCGGTTTCTTCAAACCCTAAAAATGCTTTAGGAACACGAAGAGCGGTTAATAATTTCTTTTGAATATATTCAATATCAGCAATTTCTGATAAGTTTGTTGCTCCCGGTAACGTATCAATTGGTGATGCTGCTGCAGGGTCTCTAACGGGTATAAAATAATCTTGGTCAACAGCCATTTGGTTGAATCTCATATCAACATTTCCTGTTTTAGAATCGACAACTTGGTCACGTTTAAATTTGTTCGCAACTCGTTGTACATATGCTTCAACATCTTTATCATCCATATTCCCAACGAATACTTTAAATACACGTCTTTCAGGTGCTCTTGATGTTCTATAAATTAACATCGCATCCTCAGATAATAATAATTGTTTCCAAATACGTCTAGCTTTCTCTAACATAGAGGTTCCGTAAGGAAGTTTTCTATCATCACCTAATAAACGGAAATGAGCAATCTCCCAAGAGTTAAACTCCATATCTTTTGCTTTCCATTTAAATCTTAATCCTTTGTTTTCGGCTGGTTC